ATTATTGGACTTACAACACTACTATAGGAGACCTTGAGGTCAACTATATTTATAATTGTAATGGATATAAACAAAATTTTTGGAGCATTTAATTTTGAAGAAGATGATGGAGTAAAAATTCCTACTCCAAATTTTGTTAAAGAAATGATAAATGAAAATCATCCTAGATATTATGTTGGGATGTTTTCAAAATTAATTAATAATCATTTAAGTTATCAAAAAGGTTTAATTGAAATGTTTAAAGTAGCTGATCCTTCTTTAGATATAAAAGATGTTGAGAATGCAGGAGAAAATTTACTTTATAGTAAGGCTTGGGATCATATTAAAAAATTTGATATAAAAGATAAATATTCTCAAAAAATTTTAATAGATATTTCTAATAAACCTGTTTTATTTAAAAATTTAAAAAAAGCATTAAATTTATCAATTAATTATTTTGAAAAAAGCGAAGAATATGAAAAGTGTGCTTTCCTTAAAAAACTACTTGATTTTTTAAATCTTTATTCGTAACTTTAGTTTTAAACCATATAAAAATGTATTTTAGACAACACATCCAAAAAAAGCTCGAAAATCTCGAAGCAAAGTTAAAGCATATTGAATTCCATAATGGAAGAGGAAATAAACAAGAAATAGATAAAGCCAAAGTAGAGTGTGAGGAATTAATTGAAGATATTAAGGCAACCGTAAATCGGGAACCTATGACTCCAAACGAACAAAACCGGGTATAATGCTTACAGCCGAACAAATTCAATCCAATTGGGAAGAATTCTGCAACAATATTGAGTTGTGGGTTACTGGGGATCGTAAAAAGGAACTCCTCAAGTTTTATAAAAAATATGAGGATCGCATTATGATGATGCCTGCTGCTCATAAAAAAGAATACCACAACTCCTTCCCAGGTGGTTATGTTGACCATGTTAATAGAGTTGTAAAATGTGCCCTTAATATTAATGATGTTTGGGTTGAAATGGGGGTAGATAATACAACTTATACTCTTGAAGAACTCGTATTCTCTGCTATTAACCATGATCTTGGTAAAATGGGTAATGAAGAACATGAATCTTACATCCCTCAAACGGATAAGTGGAGAAAAGATAAGCTTGGAGAAGATTATATGTTTAACAAAGCGGTACCATTTGCTTCAGTTCCCGATCGAGGTTTATTTATGCTTCAATCTCATGGAGTTCAATATTCATTTAATGAGATGTTAGCCATTCAAACACATGATGGTTTGTATGATGAAGCTAATAAAAAATATCTCCATGCTTTTATGCCAGAACAAAAACCACGTACTTCACTTCCATTTATTCTACATCAGGCAGATTTAATGGCAGCTCGTATTGAATTTGAGCGTGAGTGGTTGCCTAAGTTTAAAAATTCCGTGCCTACCCAGGAAGAGAATTTTACATTGTCGAAAGAAACAAAAAAATCGACAAAAGATAAAGCACTTTCACAACTTGAAAGTAAAGGACTTAAAGATTTATTTGATAAACTATAATGGAAATTATTATTATAAGCATATTAGGTGTATTGGTTGTAGCCCTTGGGTTTACAACCTTTAACCTTCTTAAGAAAAACGAAAAGCAAGAAGATATTCTTGCAGGTTATATAACATATCTAGATCAATTTAGTAAAATAATAGAGCTCTCAGATGAAAGACTTAAAAAGATCGACGAACGAGGAATTTTTAAGAGTGATGATGAGATAGGGTTCATGTATGAGCAAATCAAAGAACTTCAGAGAGTTCTATCCAATTTCAGGATAGAAAAATTATGAGCACATTACCCCCCAGAAAAAGAAAGAAAAAAACCAAAAATCAATATTTTACCCAAGCAACAGAGGATGCTATAGTAAGATATAATAATTGTAGTGATTTTGAAGAGCGTAGTGAGATCTATCGTAAAGATATTCACTATGCTTTTTTTAAACTTACCGAAAATATAATTCACACTTTTAAGTTTTATTATACCGAAGTAGATGATATTGAACATCTACAACATGAGGTAATTACATTTTTATTAAGTAAGATTCATTTATTTGATCCTACACGCGGAGCAAAAGCATTTTCATACTTTGGGACAATTGCTAAACGGTATTTGATTATACAAAATACTAAAAACTATAAGAAAAGAGTAGATAAAGCCCCGATTGAAGAACTATACCATAATTTAGACTATTCATATGATATAGATTACAACCCTATGGAAAAGGATGATTTATCAGATTTTATTGATGAATTTATAGATTATTGTACTATTAATATTTTTGAACTTTTTCCTAAAGAAAGGGATGCTCAAGTAGCAGATGCTATTTTAGAATTATTTAGAAAAAGAGAAGTATTAGATTTATTTAATAAAAAAGCACTTTATCTTTTAATTAGAGAAGTAGTAGATGTTAAAACTCCCCATATTACTAGAATAGCTAATCAATTAGGAGAAATTTATAAAGAAAATTTTATTTTTTATAAAGAATATGGTTATATAAACTTTGAGTAAATTTTATATTTATAACCATGGGACAATTAGACAAAAAAATATTTGGTAAGAAAAAATTCTCTGATATTTTAGAAGAGATTTATTTAAATCAAAAGAAAAAAGAAGAGCAAATTTCTACTTTAATATCTGAATTGAAACCTTTGATTCAAGATATTGGAGATGCTACTTTGGTTGTACCACTTTTAAAAGAATATTTAGAAATTTCTGTTAAGAACGATGAGCAACTTATTAAAATGGCTACTATTATCCAACGTGCTGTTCAAAGTGAAACAGCAGATGATGGTAATTTTGGCATGACAGAGGATGAAAAACAACAGTTATTGAATGAAGTAAAAAAATTCAAGGACGATAAAAAATAATGGCCAAACAATTCTACGGAATCTCAGCCTTAACTCAAGGTAATAATACCCCCTCTACTCAGGTCCCTGATGAAAATATCATACCTTCGGTTAGGGTAAAGGATATTATTTTAGATGATACTCATGAAGAGTTTGAAGAATATGGAGGTTGGAATGGAATTGGTACTATTTTTTATGAAGATGTTAGAACCCCAGGAAGAGAGGAAAATTCTAAAAATATTGCTATTCCCTTGTATTCTAATAGTAAACTATATCCTCTTATAAATGAAATTGTTCCCCTTATTTTTCTCTATAGTTGGGATGCTCAATCTAATACAAGTATAAGACAAGCATATTATTTACCTTCTATAAATGTGTGGAATAGCCAACATCACAATGCTCTCCCCCCACCCGAATTACAATCAGAAAAAAAATCTACTAGGGATTATGAAAATTCTATTGGAGGATCTGAACGTGATGTAAGAAGAGTTTATGATGATTCTACTGATATTAACTTAGGAGAGGGATTTAATGAACAAATCAATACTCATCCTCTTTTAGTATTTGCCGGTGACAATTTGATTGAAGGAAGATGGGGAAATTCAATTAGATTTGGAAGCAGTATTCAAGATAATATAAATTATCCTATTACTAAAATTCGAAACGGACAACCTTCAAACATCCCCCAGGAAGGATGGGTGCCTATCAAAGAAGATATAAATAATGATAAATCTTCTATATACCTAACTGAAAATCAGAAATTAGATATAGAAGTAGCTAGTAAGATATATAAAAGTTATAATGAAGCCCCTATAGCCCCTAAAGAATACCAGGAAAATCAAATTATTCTTAATTCTGGGAGGTTGTTATTAAATGCTAAATCTAGTGATATTTTATTAGCTTCAAATAAATCTATTAACTTAAACTCAGTTAATTCTGTTAATATAGATACTAAAGATTTTAATATCCAAGGAACTACTAGAATTGGGGGTCCTAATGTTGAACAACCCTTATTAAGGGGAGATGTGATGGTAGATGAATTAAATAGTTTAATTGATAATTTAATTTCATTTTTTAATGCTTATGGAGGAGAAGCTCCTAATGCTAAAATAGTTTCTACCCCTTTAGCTAAAACTAGTATTATTCCTTCTTTAAACTTAATAAAAGCTAATTTAGAATTAACTAAATCTAAAATAGGATTTATATCATAATGGCAGATATTTGTAAAGATATAACTCCTCAAGATGAGAATAATTTAATTAATAAATTACTTCCTAAACTGCCTAGCATAATGGAGTTAGTAGCTATTATTTATGCTAAAATTGAAGAAATTAAAATTAAATATCTTACAAAACTTAATCAAATATTATTTGAATTAACAGAAAAATATAATGATTCTTGCCCCCCCGTTGAAGTAATAGAAAAAACTATTAATATTAGAAATAATATAGTAGAAAATTTATCTAAAGTATATGTTACTGTTGAAAGAATATCTAATAGTATCACTAAGATTAATAATTTTCTTCAAGTTGTAGTAACTTCTATCAAAGTAGCTCAAGGAGTTATTACAACAGCTATAGCAATTCAATTATTTACTCCTGTTATACCAGCATCATTATTATCTAAAATTACAGGAGCACAGGATGGTGCTTCTGATTTAATTAAAAAGCTTCAATTTTCTGCCGAAGGAAAACAAAGATTAGTACCTATTATAGAAGGACTTAATTCTGTTACTATAGCAGTTCAAGCATTTGCTTTATATTTAAAAAGTTTTATATGTAAATTAGATGCTTTAGATTTAACTTTATTAAAATGTATTGATGAATTAGAAGAAGAACAAAAAGAAGATTTAAAATTAATTCCTTTATCATCTGATATTATCCAGTTTGTAGAAAGTATTGATGAAGCAAATGAAGCAAGTACGATAGGAACTTCTTATAAGGGATTTATTTTTGAAATAGAAGAAGTACCATTTTCTCCTACAGTAAATAGAAAAAGAGCATTAGCTAAAAATCAAGATGGTATTACTTTACTCCAATCTGAACTTTCATTTACTTCTACTCCTGATGTTTTGATACAGGAATTAAGATTTGTAATAGATAGAGATAATTTAAGAGCAGATTAATAAATATTTATAAATAATGAAGCCACAAATTTTTAAAAAATTAATTAAAGAAGCAGTTAAAGAGGCAATTCAAGAGGAATTGAAAGAAGTATTGTTAGAGGCGGTAAAAGCCCCTAAACAAACTTTTGTTGAACAATCTTCACAATCCCAATTTGCTTCTCCTATTAACTCACCACAAATTAGTGAAGATAAAAGAGCTAAATATGCTAGTATTTTAGGTGAAACTGCTACTCAATTTACTAGCCAAGACGTTCAAAGATTTAATCCTCAAGGAACCATGCCAGGAGGAGATTTACCTCAAGGAGAATTAGGTATGGATCAAATAATGGGTTTAATGAATTCTAAATAATGGCTATAAAGCAAACCAACATATATCCTATTGACTTACAGCCTAGAAATGCTGTTGGGGTTGCTTTTCCCTTTTCTTCTTTTGCAGTTTCTGGGTCGGTTCCTTTTAAACTTAATTATACTACTAAAGATCAAATTAAATCCAATTTAGTTGTTTATTTTTCTACTAATAAAGGAGAAAGACCCTTAAATCCTAATTATGGAGGGGGGTTAAAAAATATATTATTTGAACAATTAAGTACTAATACATTAGATTTAACAGAAAAAATAATTAGGGATGAACTAGCTCTTCAATTTCCTGAAGTAGATTTAAAAGAATTAACTATTTTAGAAGATCCTGACTCATATACTTTATCAATAGTTATGTCATATACCGTGTTTAATGGTGAAGTAGATACAGTAGAAATAAATTTTAATGCATAATAATGGCTAACATTAATACAAATAGGGATATAAAATATATTAATAGGGATTTTGATACTTTAAGAAATGCTTTAATAGAGTATTCTAAAACTTATTTTCCTACTACTTATAATGATTTTAGTCCTAATTCTCCTGGGTCTTTATTTATAGAGATGTCTTCTTATGTAGGGGACGTATTATCATTTTATTTAGACAATCAAATTCAGGAAACTTTCTTACAATATGCTAGACAAGAACCTAATCTTTACGAATTATCGTATATGATGGGTTATACTCCTAAAGCAACAGGAGCTGCCATTGTCGATGTAGATGTATATCAACAAATACCTTCTAAATTAGTAGGTAGTACATATATTCCTGATTTTGATTATACTTTATCAATAGGCGAAAACACTAGTTTAAGCTCAACATCAACTACATTAGGAAATTTCTTAATTCAAGATTCAATTGATTTTTCATATTCATCATCTTTGGATCCCACTGAAATTTCAGTTTATTCTATTTCTGGGGTGGATACTGTAGATAGATTTTTGTTGAAAAAAACAAGAAAAGCTATATCTGCTACTATAAAAACAACTAGTTTTACATTCGGAGATGTAACAAAATACCCTACTGTTACTATAAATGATAACAATATTATACAAATTTTAGATATTGTTGATAGTGATGGTAATACTTGGTATGAAGTTCCCTACTTAGCTCAAGAAACTATATTTGAACCTATTAAAAATAATAGTCCTTTTGGTGCTGATCCAAATGCTCAAGGAGATTCTAATGAAGTACCCTTTACTTTAAATTTAAAAAAAGTTCCTAGGAGATTTGTTAGTAGATTTAAATCTAAAACTCAATTAGATATACAATTTGGAGCAGGAACGAATCAGAATAATATAGATGAAGTTATAGTACCTAACCCTGATAATGTTGGTATTGGATTACCTACTACCATTAATAAATTAAAAACAGCATTTAATCCTTCTAATTTTTTATATAGTGGTACTTATGGTATAGCTCCTTCAAATACAACTTTGACTATAAGATACTTAGTAGGGGGAGGTGTTCAATCTAATGTAAATTCTAAAGCTATTGATACCATTAATACTTCAAATGTTAGATTTCAAAATGACTCTCTTGATGGAACTTTAGCTCAAGATATATTTGATTCTGTTTTAGTAACTAATCCTATAGCAGCAACTGGGGGAGATGATGGTGATAATATTGAGGAAATCAGAAATAACACATTAGGAAATTTTGGCGCTCAGTTAAGAACAGTAACCCAAGAAGATTATTTAGTTAGAGCTTTAAGTTTACCTTCTCAATTTGGAGTTATAGCTAAAGCTTTTGTAGAACCAGCAAAATTAGACAATCTTCTCCCAGGTGAAATCCCTTCTGTATTAGATTTATATGTTTTAAGTTATGACTCTAATAAAAATTTAACAACTGCTTCTACTACTTTAAAAAATAATTTATCAACTTATCTATCCCAGTATAGAAGTATTAATGATTCTATTAAAATAAAAGATGCATTTATTATTAATATAGGGGTAGAATTTGATATTATAGTTTTTCCTAATTTTAATAGTAATGAAGTAATTTCTAACTGTATTACACAGTTACAAGATTATTTTAATATAGATAATCAGCAAATTAATCAACCTATCTTATTAAGAGAACTATACATTTTATTAGATAAAGTTAATGGAGTACAAACAGTAAATGATGTTACCATAACTAATAAAGCAGGAATTTCAAATGGGTATTCTCAATATGGTTACGATATAAATGGAGCTACACGTAATAGAGTTATTTATCCTTCACAAGATCCTTCAATTTTTGAAGTTAAATTTCCTAACACCGATATTAAAGGTAGAGTAACAACATTATAAAAATGGCAGTATACAAAATTTTTCCTACAAAGGACGCTACTATATATTCTAGATATCCCGTTAAAAATACGGGGTTAGATTCTATTATAGAAACTACTGCTGATTTTTCAACTGGAACTCCTCATGTAAGTAGGTATCTAATACAATTTGCTCAAGATGAAATTAATTCTATAATAGATAGTAAAATTAATGGAGCTACATTCCAAGTAAATTTAAAAAATTATATAGCTAATATAGAAAACCTTAATACTGATACTACTTTAGAAATTTACCCAATCTCAGGATCTTGGAATATGGGTACAGGAAGATTTGTAAATTCTCCTGAAGTAGATAATGGAGTAAGTTGGGCTTATAAAACTTATTCAGGTTCAGGGGCTTGGACTACTTCGGGGTTTGAAACTTATTCTACAGGATCTTATAGTAGTGTAGTGGGTGGGGGTACATGGTATACGGGATCCTCTTTAGGATTAAATATAGTACAATCTAAAGTATATAACTATAATAGTACTAAAGATTTAAATGTTGATGTTACTAACACAATTAAAACTTGGTATAGTTCTTCTGAGGGTGGATTAATTAATGATGGGTTTATAATTAAACAAAGTAGTAATGATGAATTTGTTGCTAGCTTATATAAACAAGCTAAAATTCAATTTTATTCGATAGACACTAATACTATTTATCCTCCTGAACTTCAATTCCAGTGGGATGATTTTTCTTATACTACTTCTTCTGCCATTCCTACTATAAATACTACCCAAATGGTAGTAAGTTTAGATAATAACCCTGGGATTTTTAGAAGAGATGAAGTTCATAAATTTAAGATTAATGTTCGTCCTGAATTCCCAACTAGGGTTTATCAAACGGCTTCATTATATACTCCTTCTAATTATCTTCCTGAAACTTCATACTATGCTGTAAAAGATTTATCTACTAACGAATTTATATTTAATTTTAATGATGTTTATACCAAAATAAGTGCTGATGATTCTGATAGTTATTTTACTCTTTATATGAATGGGTTAGAACCTGAAAGATATTATCAAATATTATTGAAAGTAGTATTAGATGGGGAAATTACAATATTAGATAGTGATTATTATTTTAAAGTTATAAACGGATGAGCCAAAGAATTGATTTAAATAGAGTAGTTTATGATAAAGATAAGTACCAAAAAACAATTGATACTTCTTTTAGTGAACTTTTACCCCCTTTATCACCCCAAGAAGAAGTATTGACAATAACAATAGAACAATTCTTTCAGGCTTATAATACTTTATTTTTTGATATCCCTAAAACTGGAGTAAATTCTCATAATACTCTTATTCAAGAAAGTACTGAATATGTTGGAAATGAGCAAGTAAATGATGAAATTAACGCTTATATTCAAGAAATTAATTCTTTACGTGAACAATTACTTGAATCTCAGCAACAAATAATTGATCTTCAAACCCAATTCAACGTTAATATTACTAATGAATGAGGTAACAGTAAATAAAATCAAAACAAACTATTCAGAAGATTATACTGAAAAGGATTTAAAGTTAATCCCTTCGTTTGATGTAATTTCACAGTTTACCCCTAAAACTGATGAGGTTGAAGTTTTTATATATAATGAGCAAGGTTTATTAGAATTTGCAAATTATGACTATAAAAATTATACTGTTACTTTTGATTACAACACTCAAGAAAATTCAGTTTCTACCGTAAATGTAAATCCTGAAGAAGATGTACTAAAAGCAGGATATGAACAAGGAAATTACTCTATAACTTATAATTTTTTTAGAAATCAATTATCTTCTTCTATAGATAATCCTTTTTATATTAAACAAATTTCTTCTGATAGAACAGAAATTAGAATTGCTAATAATAATATAGGTAATCCAGAATTAGAAGAATTAGTTAATAATTTTAAAAACGAGCTAGAAGAATCTACTTACTTTGAAGACTTCCAAGTAAATTTTG